TCTCCTGGCCGGTGCCTATGCGCCCCGTTGCGTAGCGAATCGCTGGATGATGTCGAGCGCGGTCGTGAGGTTGCCGCTGTCCGATTCGTTCTTAGTGTCGGGTGGCAGCTCGCCAAGCACACGGTCTCCGAAAGCCTTCATCAGCTCACGCGCCTGATCCTTCTCCAGCGGCTCAACATAGTTGCGGATTGTGGCCAGCTGAACGGCCATCACTCCGGCCCACCTGCTGATTCTTCTATGCTGAGCGGACTCTTTCGCCAGATAGCCCGCGAGTCCCAGCACGGGGATACTGACGCCGAGGTGGGTCGCGACGCTGGTCCACGTACTTATCCCGGTCTGGCGGGCGAAGATGAGAGCTATGGCTATCGCCATCACGGCGAGACCTGTCAGCGTGTAGAACACGAGCAGGCGCAGCTGATTCGCCGTGCCAGCCTCATCGTCGGACATCTGCTGGAACGCGGCCTTCAGTGCATTTTGCGCATCCATGGCGCTCTCGTACTTAACGCGGGCCTTTTCCAGCGCGTCGCGCTGCCTCTGGTTCTCGCGCTCCTCGCGATCGCGCACCTCGTTTCGGTCTGCCTCTTTGACCTTCAGCGTTCCCGTGATCGCCGAAACCGCCTCCACGCGATCCCACAGCTTCGTTGCAAGCGGATTGTCCGCCAGGCCCGGCCTCACAGTGCCGGCGATGTGACCCGTCGTAGTACCTACCCAGCCATCCAGGGCGATCCAGAGATCGGCTAGCAGGGGGTACACGTCGTCGGCATCTAAAGCCGTTCCGACCCTAGGAAGCCCCTCAGCGAGATTCTCCAGGGTCATCGCGACGCCGTTCCTCTTGCTGTCCCTGTCCACGGCCCACGCCTGCTGGCTGATCTCGATCGTCGTGCCGCAAGCCATATGGAACAGCGAGACCGCAACGGGGTCCGCAAGACCATCGTCCCCGGGGACACTTAGGCGTTCCCACGCGTTCTCGGCCAACCGTCGGACGTCCCGTACCTGCTGGGCTGCGCCACTGGTCTCCAGTTCATCGACTTGCCGCCGGGCTCGTGACGCCTCGGCCCATCTGGAGAATGCCGCCCCCTGACTCTCTAGATCTTCCGAGAAAGCCGGTGGAAGGGCGGCCTGAAACGAGACGAAAGCCACCCGCGCATTCAGAAGAATCCCGTCGAGAAGTTCGACCGCCGCGTCCGCCTTATCAGACTTTCCCCCCAAATCGGCCAGAGCCCGAAGCCGGTCGAGCAGCATCTCCAGTTCCGGCGGCGGAGCCATCCCGAGCGCTCCGCTCCAGCCAATGGGAGGGTAGTAACAGAATGAATCAGCCATAACGTGCACACAGCCAAGAAGTGACCCCGCCCAAGGCGCACGCGCCCCCACCGCGATAGAGAACTCGGTGGGCTGCTCGTTGAGCGACATGAGAACGCGCCCGGCTAGGCCACCGATCTCATCGGTGGCCCGAGTCGGGTCGGTGTAGACGAGACTCATCTCCGCTGCCTCGATGCTCGCCTCTTCTGTTCCCCCGGCTGACGTCATGCCCGGCAATCTAGGCGGCCGGTGCGGCATGTGTTGACGAAACAGCCGAGCGGCCTGCGCCTGTCGGCGGGTGTCCAACCCGGACCGGGCCCCACTCGCCTCGCGAAGCGACACCTCCCGCCTTCGTAAGGTCTGTTTTTCGAGGCGGGGCATTTACGTTCTACCAAGACAACACCTCGACCAGGAGATCTGTAGGTCCCGTACCAACCCCGTCACTACACACGTCGCCCTCACCTGAGGCCGCGCACTCTGCGCCGTCGCCCTCCCTTCAGGAGTCGCGACCGCAGTCCTCACAAGTCGTGATGTCGACGAAGATCTCTCCGCCGAAGTTCTTCTCGACGATCCGCCCGTGACGGGTCTGGCGGTCGCAGGTCGGGCAGTACTGGATGCTCGTTGTCTTCACGGGGTTCAAGGTGTCAGCGAACCCCGTGACACAGCAAGGAAGTGCTAGCACTCTGCCCCGGCCAACTCTGCACGGTTGGTTCGCCCCCACATCACCGCAAGCCCTGTCCCAGTCGGGATGGGGCTTCTTGCATTTCGAGGAGGCCCTAGTGGCGATCGTTGAACTGGGCAAGGACTCCTCGGGGCGCAGGCTCCGCGTAGACGAGTCCACCCGAGAAAAGCTGGCTTACGCCGAGTACCTGCTTGGCAAGAAGCTCACCATCGTGCAGGGCTCGTACATGGGCACTGGCGGCGCTGCGGCTTCCGCCGCGACGCACAACGGTGGCGGAGTCATCGACATTCGCTCGTGGAGTCTGCTGCCGCTCATCACGCCACAGCGTGCCGTAGAGGCGCTGCGTCGAGCAGGCTTCGTCGCCTGGTATCGCACCAAGGCGCAGGGCTTCGATCCGCACATTCACGCGATCGACTACGGCAACCCGAACCTCCACCCCTCCGCAGAGCGGCAGGTGGTGGCGTGGGCCAACGGGCGCAACGGCCTGGCGAGCAACGGCTACGACGACGGCCCCAAGGTGATCATCCCCAAGGTCGCTCCCCCGATCCCGCGCAAGCGCGCCACGGGCCCCCTGGTCAATGCCGCCTTCAAGCGGCTCTACGACCTAGAGCAGCGCAAGGGCGCTACGCCCAAGGGCATGAAGAACACCCACGCGGGCCTCTGGGCTCAGATCGCCCCCCTGCGGGCCTACTTCACCGTCAAGCAGCTCGACGCCCTCCGGGCCGACAAGAGCGCTGACGCCGAGTACGCCAAGCGGGTCGGGATGAAGAAGACCTACGAGGGTCTCGTCTTCCAGATCGCCTACCTCGACAGTCTCAAGCTCTCCAAGACCAAGAAGTGAAGGGAGGGGCCAGATGCCCGGACCGATTCCCCAACGTGAAGACGCACTGGCCCGTCCACGAGCCCGCAAGGGCAGCGATCAGCAGGCAGTAACCAAGGGCGAGCTTCGCCCCGTGGCAGTGCCAGAGCCCGATGAGGACTGGCACCCCATCGCTCGCATGGTCTGGGACGGCATGGTCTCTTCCGGCCAGGCCGACTTCTTCCAGAACTCCGACTGGGCCTTCGCCTGGTCGACGTGCGAGGAACTCTCCCTCTACAAGTCTCCGAAGATCAATCGGGAGACCGGCGAGGAGTACCACAAGCGCTCCCCCGAGATGCTCAAGGCGCTCCTCGCCTCGCTCACCAGCCTTCTCGTTACCGAGGGCGACCGCAGGCGCGTTCGCATCGAACTTACTTCCCCGGAGCCCGACGAGAACGCAGCGACGGTGGCGCAGATGGACAACTACCGAAACCGCCTGAAGGTGGTCGAATCCTGACGCTCGTGCGGGAGTGCGAGCAATGCAAGGTAGACATCTCGCATAAGCGTCGGGACGCTCGATTCTGTTCGCGTAGCTGCAAGACGAAGAAGTGGTACGTCGATCAGCGGGAAGACGAAGAATGGGTCGCCCGGCACCGCGCCAAGGATGCTGAACGGTATCTGCGTGAAGCCGAGCATCGTCGAGAGTACGCAAGAGCGCAGTACGACCGGAACCGCGAGGCATACGTCGAGCGATCTCGTGCCTATCGACGCGAGTATCCGGAGCGTAGGCGACGTGCTCATGACCGTCGAGCCGAGTGGATTCGTAGCCATCCTGATTACCGCCACTTTCCCGATTCGGAATGGCGAGCCCTTGTCAACCGCCTTGGCGGACGTTGCGCTTACTGCAATGAGCGCAGAGATGATTTACAGCGCGACCACGTGATTCCGCTTAAGCGTGGTGGTCGCCACGCAATTGCCAACATTCTACCCGCTTGCCCTCCGTGCAATGGGTCAAAGAACGACAGCCTCCTCGTCGAGTGGAGGCGACGACTTAGAGAGAGGGGGTGAGCCTTATCTCAGCCCTGACCATCGAGGAAATCGAAGCGCTGGAGCCTACTTACATTGGGCCGACGTGGCAGAAGAACGAAGACGGAGAGTGGATTCTTCCCGAATACACTCTCGGCTGGCAGATTGCCGAGTGGGTAACTACTTACCTGCTGGCGAATGACGGTACGCACTGGACCTTTACCCTAGAGCAACTCCGCTTCATCCTCCATTGGTATGCGGTGGATGAGCAGGGGCGCTTTTCATGGCGTACCGGTGTTCTCCAGCGCATGAAGGGCTGGGGTTAGCTGAGCAAGGACCCACTTCTTGCCGTGCTCTCCCTCGTTGAACTCTGTGGGCCGTCGAAGTTTGGCGGTTGGAACGCAGATGGCTCTCCGCGAGCCGTCGCCCACCCACAGGCTTACGTGCAGATCATCGGCGTCAACCAGGCGCAGTCCCGCAACACAATGGACGTCTTCGCGGCGATCATGTCGGAGACGTTCAAGCAGACCTATGACGTTCAGGCTGGTGTCGAGTCCATCCGTGCGAATGGTGGCCGACAGCAGCTTTGGGGCGTTACCAGTAACCCGCGAGCCCTAGAGGGTAAGCGAGTTACGTTCGCGGTCCTCGGAGAGACGCAGCACTGGATTGCCGCGAACAAGGGCCACGAGATGTACAAGGTCACAGCCCTTAACGCCCGCAAGGTCGGTGGCCGCTTCCTCGCCATCACCAACGCCTACGAGCCCGGAGAGGATTCCGTAGCGCAGATCATGCGCGAGGGCTACGAGAAGGCGTTGGAAGAGGGAACGTTCGACGGGAAGATGCTCTACGACTCCGTAGAGGCTCACCCGCAGACGCCACTCACCGCAGAGGCCATGCGCATTGTCTTCCCGAAGATTCGGGGCGATGCCATTTGGTCCAACGTGGACGACGTAATCCCGTCGCTCTACGACCCCATGATCAGCAAGTCTCGAAACCGCCGCATGTGGTTCAACCAGATCGTTGCCGACGAAGACAGCCTCATCGGCCCTGCCGACTGGTCTGCCATCGAGCCTCAGATTGGTGAAGACGAACCGATCCTGCGAGCTGGAGAGAAGATCGTTCTCGGCTTCGACGGTGGTAAGACGGACGACTCCACGGCCCTCGTAGCCATCAGGATCAACGACGGCATGGTCTTCCTGCTCTGCCTCGAAGAGAAGCCCGAGGGCCCTGCTGGCGAGGGCTGGCACGTCAACGTAGACCGCGTGGAGAGCGAAGTCCACCTGGCCTTCCGTCTCTATAACGTCCAAGGCTTCTACGCCGACGTTGCGCAGTGGGAGTCGCAGATCGACAACTGGGCAGAGCAGTACCGCGAGACGCTTAGTGTAAAGGCTAGCGAGCGTCACGCTATCGCATGGGACATGCGCGCTTCTCAGAAGAAGAACACGATGGCTCACGAGCGACTGCTAGCAGCCGTCTTCGACAAGGCAATCCGCACGGACGGTAATCCGAAACTCCGACGTCACGCACTTAACGCACGTCGTCGAGAGAACAACTTTGGCGTGAGCTTCGGCAAGGAGTCACGTGAATCCCCCAAGAAGGTCGACGCCTACGCCGCACTAATGCTGGCGCACGAGGCGTATCACGACTTCCGTACCGGTCGAGCGAAGACCGAGAAGAAGCCGCGTACCGGCAGGGGCTATTTCCTCTGAAAATCGAAGGAGCCCAATGGCGGTCAAAGACAAGCTAAAGGTCGCACGCCGCGCTATGGCCGTGCTCCACGACGACCTAGACCGTCTGGAGAAGATCGACCGCTACGAGCAGGGCGACCAAGACCTCCCCTTCATGCCGGACCTGGCGGACGCGGAGTACAAGCTGCACGCCCACCGGGCGATCACCAACGTCATCCCGTTCATCACCGGCACCTCTGCTCAGATGCTCTTCGTCGACTCCTTCAAGCGCGGTCACACTAGCGAGGAGAAGCCGAAGAACGCCGCAGAGAGCATCGTGCTTCCCGAGTGGGATCACTGGCAGAAGTCAGGGCTCGACGCCCGACAGTCTGCGGTCTACCGGGGCGCCCTCAAGTTCGGTCACTCTTTCGTGCTCACCGAGAAGGACGCCAAGCGAGGCGTCGTCTCACGGGGCCTGTCGGCCCTGCGGACGGTAGCTCTGTATGAAGACCCTGCTAACGACGACGAGCCTTACGTGGCCTTCACGGTCACGCGCTGGCCTAGCGACGGAGATGGCGAGTCCGACAAGGGCAAGGCCGTCATGTGGGACGACACCTTCCGCTACGAGGTTCGCTTTAAGAGTCTCGGAGACAGTGAGTCGGTAACCGTCCTGGAGGGCAAGCGCCACGGTGCTTCGCGCACTCCCGTCACTCGCTTCGCCGCTGCCGTCGACCTTGAGGGCCGCACCTGTGGCGTCGTCGAGCCAATGTTCATGCTTCAGGACCGGATCAACCAGACGGTCTTCGATCTCCTCATCGTCCAGACCTTCGCCTCTTTCAAGGTGCGCACGGTCACCGGCATGGCTCCGCCCATGAAGATGAAGGCGATTGACGCCAACGGCAACACGATCGACGACCCCGCCTCACGTCTCGAAGACGTGGACGACTGGGTGCCGGATCTTGACGCCAACGGCAAGCCGATTCCTGACGGCGTGAACCTGTCGGCCAAGCGGATCATGTTCGCAGAAGACCCCGACAGCCGTTTCGGCACTCTCGACGAGACGCCGCTCGACGGTTTTATCTCCGCTATCGAGCTGGGCTTCCGTCACATGGCGGCGCTGTCCCAGACTCCCCCTCACCACATTCTCGGTGAGATCTCGAACCTCTCGGCAGAGGCGCTCAGCGCTGCGGAGACCTCCCTGCTCCGCAAGGTGGGCGAGTTCAAGTCGTCCTTCGGAGAGTCGTGGGAGCGGGTCTTCCGAGTGGCTGCCGAGATTGGCGAGCACGAGGGCGCAGACGACTTCGCTGGCGAGGTTGTGTGGCGCGACGTCTCCAACATCTCCATGTCACAGACGTCGGACGCTCTTCTCAAGCTCCGCGACCTCGGAGTGCCTGCACGTGGCCTCTGGCCGCGTATTCCCGGCACCAACGCCAACGAACTGGCGTGGTGGGACGAGGAGAAGAAGAGCGAGAGCCCCGCAGTCGCCCTGGCGCAGACGACCTCTGCCGCCAGCAATCGCACCCGGCCCTCGTTCCGCGCAGGCGCCCAGCCCTCGGAGGCGGTTGGTGCGGCCACTGATGCTGCGTGACAACGCCGCTCAGGCAGGCTGAGGCCGACCGCGTAGAACTCGTCTACTACTGGGCGTTGCAGCAGCTCGGCAACGCCTCGGCAGTCGACTCGCTACAGATCTTCCGAGAGGAAGTTCCCTCTACCGCTCAGGCCGTCACGAACACCTCGTGGCTGGTGCGGATCTTGCAGTACCTCGTAGGCATCCGCCGCGAGACGCAAGACCTCGCCGTCGCCTACTACCGCCTCGTTTCGGCGTTGCGCACAGGCGTGGCTCCCTCACTTCCTGGAGAAGTCGGGCCTGTCACTCTTGAGCAGCTCCGCCGCGAGTTCGAAGAGGTGGTCGACAACATTGAGGTGGAGACGGTTGGAGAGGTCGCTCCCAACTGGGGCGACGAAGAGAACGTCACCTACGACGACCAGCCGGAACTAGATGCAGGCGATGTAGACGCCGAGATCGAGCTTGAAGAACTTCTCGACCTAGACGAGTTGCTCGACGACATGAACGCAGCCTCCGAACAAGAGGCAGCAACAGTGCTCGACGCGCTCGGGATCGAAAACTTCGTAACCAAGCTCGACGAACTCGAAGGCAAGGAAGACGCCCAGGCGGCGATCTCGGAGGCTTTCGAGCAGGCGGCTAACCGTCAGGCCGCAGCGGCTATGCGGATCACGCAGAACGCCGCCAGGGGCCTTGTCTACAACCTCGCAGAGACCGACCTCCGCATCATCGGCTGGGCACGCTTCTCCCTCACAGGAAAGCCGTGCGGTTGGTGTGCCATGTTGATCTCTCGGGGCCTCGCCTACAAGACGCGCAAGCAGGCAACTGCCGCTCGTGCTGGACGCTCTGACGAGCAAGACCAGTACCACGACAACTGCCGTTGCGTAGCGGTTCCCATCTTCCTCGAATCTCAGATGGATAGCGACATGTTCGCTTTCACCCGAGAGATGAGTGGCCTGTGGCGTAGTCGCATTCGCGGCAAGTACACGGGGTCAGACGCCCTCGCTGAGTTCCGCAAGGTAATCCGCGAGAGGAATGCGGCGCAACAGATCGCTGCGTGAAAACGAACCTATCTGTAAACCATCCTTGCCGCCCTGGAGGCGGCATCTCTCTACGCGTCCTGGAGGCGTTACTAGTGGCATCCCCGAACATCACCCTCACCACTGAGCAGGAGCAGTTCCTGGCGAAGGTCTTCGCTGAGAACAAGGCTCGCTATAGCGGCTTCCGAATGGAACTTGACGACGACGCAGACACGTCCTCTGACGGCTCTGACGGGGCTTCTGACGCTCCCGCAGGCGACGAGGGTACCGATGCCTCAAGCGACTCTTCCGAGGGCCCTGAGGGCGATTCTGACAACTCTGACGACGACTCCGGCAAGGAGTCGGACGAGGAGTTCACGCTGACTATCGAGGACGCCAAGAAGGCGCTCTCCAAGGTTCGCAAGGAGAACGGCGACTGGCGCACCAAGTACCGGGCCCTGGAGGCCAAGTACGCCGACGCCAAGACGCCCGAGGAGATTGCGGAGATTACCGCTGCGGCTCAGGCCGAGAGTGCGGCAGAGACCCACAACCTTCTCGTCGAGAACATTGCCCTCAAGCACAAGCTCCCCGACGACCTCCGTGAGGTTCTCAAGGGTGACACCCGCGAGGAGCTTGAGGCTCACGCGGCCAAGCTTGCCAAGTACGCACCTTCGGACGAGAGCGACGACCCCGACCTTTCTGGCGGGCTCGCTGGCGCTGACGGCGGCGGGGGTTTCGACCCCGTGAAGACCGCCCGCGCCCTTCGATCCAATCGCTTCTGACTTTCCCCCTTCATTCTTACCTCCCGAAGTGTAGAGTAATATACTGCGCTTCGGGCTCTCGAAAGGAGAGCCTAAGTGGCTCACACTCCAGTTAAGCCCGAGCGCATTGTCGCCACCGCCGCTGCGGCCCTTGAGGCCAGCGTCACTCTCCCGGGCGCTTTCCAGCGCGAGGGGATCGAGCCCTTTAAGGGCGCGAAGGACGACACGATCAATATCAAGGTCGAGGGCGTTCTCCCCTACCGCACCTACGGCTGGCGCAACAACCGCTCGACCGAGCTCATCTTCGACGAGTACAGCGAGCGCAAGGAGCCGGTTACGTTCGGCGACGACATCTACTCGGGTGTCATCCTCACCGACGAGCAGCGCACTATGGACTTCGACGGCTGGGCCAAGCTCGCCACGAAGCAGGGCGAGGCCATCGGTCGCGGTCTGAACAAGAAGGCTGCGGACGCCCTTGAGGACGCCCCCTACGAGGTGGTCGTCACGCTCGACCAGGCGAAGCTCCGCAACTCGCTCCTGAGGCTCAAGCAGGTCTTCGACAAGCTCCTCGTGCCGGGTGCTCGCACCATCTACACGGACACCGACCTTGAGCTGATGCTGCTTGATGACGACAAGCTCGCGTCCAGCTCGCACATCTCGGACTCCGATGCGGACACCGCGCTCAAGGAGGCCACGCTCTTCAAGCGCTACGGCTTCAACTTCGTTCGCGCCCAGGAGCTGACGGGCGGTACGTCCTACGGCCTCACCAACGGCGGCATGATTTTCGTTACCGCCGCCCCGAGCGTCCCCGAGTCTGCCGCCTTCGGCGCTTCGGCTTCGGTCAACGGCGTTGCGCTCCGCTGGGTTCGTGACTTCGAGATCCGCAAGTCGCAGGAGCTGTCGGTCTTCAACGCCTACCACTCCTTCCACGTCACCAAGGACCCGCTGGTTGTGCTCGACGGCACCACGGGCCAGCCGAAGGTGACCGCTGCGAACCACTTCGTGCGCGGCGTCAAGATCGAGGTCGGCAACGCCTACTCGGTCGAGGTCGCCAACACGGAGCTGACGACCTTCACGGGCATCACGTCTTCGGACGGCCTGAGCGACGGCGCCTGATCCCACCCCTTAGTCGACGAGGCCGGGGAGAACTACTCCGCTCCCCGGCCCGTTACTGAAGGAGGTGAGTGATGGACCCGCTTGCAACCGTAGAGCAGGTGGCCGACTGGCTGCCGTTCGATATGGACGAAGGTGAGCAGCGAGAGTGCCAAGGCGCTATCGCATACCTCTCCGATGACGCCCGCGACTTCGGCAGTGATTCTTGGGTCGACGAAGCCTCTTCGCCTCGTCAGGTGATCAACCTCGTCATCAAGGCCGCAGTGCGGCACATGAAGAACTACGAGGGCTACACCAACTCCCGAGCTGGCGACGAGTCAGTTTCGTGGGGCGACCACAAGGGCGAGGACGCTGGCTCTGCCACGTTCTCTGCTAGCGAGAAGAAGCGTCTGGGCGAGATGGCTGGCCGCTTCCACAGTGGTCTTCACACCGCTGGCGTCTACGCCTGGGAGAGCAAGCCTCGCCGTCAGGTTGTGGGACGCGTTCCCACCAGCACAGGTGGCACGTTCCCATTCTTCGCTTCCGACACCGAGCCGTGGTGATTCCCTGTGGTCTATCAGAGACGCCGGGGAATCGACGCAACCGTTTATCTCATCACTGAGCAGATGGACGGCAGGGGGAATCCACACAAGGTTCCCGACCTCGATAACCCCGTTCAGGTACGTGTTTGGTACTACCCGCAGCGCTCGGCTCAGGCCGAGGTTGCTGGGCAGCAGGAAATCAATATGACTCGCATCGGAGTGGCTCCCATCGAGGGAGTCAGCCTGTGGGGTCGTGTCGACATGATGGGCAAGTCTTGGGACGTTGCCAATCCTCCCGCGTACCACCACGGCACTCGACACAACCGCCACTGGTCCATCGATCTTCGGGAGCGTCCGTAATGGCTGAGATCTACCCCGAGATCAAGGGCAAGAAGTTCGAGCAGTGGTTGGCGGAGTTTGCTCCCGTCCAAGGGGCTCTCGACAGCCACGTCTCTCGCATGGAGCACGCAGCAAGCGCACTCCTCGCTCAGCACCGCGATCAGGGCCATGCGTCCATCGAGGTCGAGAGCGGCGAGATCGACCGGTACCTCGTGCTGTCTGACGAGCGAGGCCAGAAGGCTGCTCTCAGCATCGAGTACGGGCGCAAGGATGACGAGGAGACCGGCAAGGGCGGCATGGAAGGGCTTTACGTCCTCCACCGCGCTACGGGCGTTCCCGTCAAGCCGTCGAAGAACAGGGGGTGATCACGCATCGCCACCTCACTCCCCCCGGAGATCTTCGAGCTGGCACGGTTCTCGCCCCTTGAGGACGTGTGCCTGACGCTGCTTCGCGCAGGACTCCCCGACTCCATTCCGGTCAGGTCGCTCATCCCCGAAGAAGTCACCTTCCCCATCGTGCTCGTACGCCGAGCAAGCAACTGGGGTCAGTGGTCCGGGCACAAGCGGTTCATCGACTCGGGTGCTGTCTCGATCCAAGCGTTCTGCTCCGGCATCGACGCAGACTCTGACGCCGCCATTCTCTCCGAGGCTGTGCGCGTCATCCTCTACGACTCGATCAACACGCCGGTATCGACGACCACCAGTAACGGCCATCTCACTCAGGTACGGCTTCTGGAATCGCCACGACGAGTAACGGACTGGGCTAGCGCGGTTGGTCCCGTGCAATACGCCGATCTGCCCAAGGGCGTCGTTCGCTACGAAACCGTCTTCGACTTGAGCCTTCGCATCAAGTAACCAACTCAGTCTTTCCATTCAAAGCCTCTGCCTAACGGCGGGGGCTTTTTGCATTCCTTGGAGGAATTCGTGGCCGTTAACGACGCCGCAACTCTCGTTGTCAACTCCGGCAACTACTTCACCGCCCCCTACGTCGAGTCCGACGTTGCCGATCTGCCCGCCGACCTTATGGCTATCGGCACGCCTTGGTCCGCGATCGGTCACACCTCGCTCGACGAGATCCTGACGATTACCTCGGAGGGTGGCGAGGAGACCGTCATCGGGACGCTCCAGAAGCGCTCGCTGCGCACCACGCGCGCCGACCGCACGGAGACGTTCAACATCACGCTTCAGCAGTGGGACGAGGCGGGTCTCAAGCTCTACTACGGCTCCAACGCCACGGTGGGTGTCGACGGTCTGCTCCAGATCCCCCAGTCCCCCGTTCCGACGATCGCCTCGTTCCTCGCGGTCTTCTACGACGGCGACCAGGCGTTTGCCATCTACTGCCCGAAGGCGGAGATCTTCCGTGGCGACGACGTGTCGATCCCCGACACCGACTCGCTCGCCAGCCTTCCCCTCTCGATCCGGCCCATGACGCACGGCTCGAACACGTGGGCTTACGGCCTGCTCCCGCTCGGTTCCTGATCCATCTGAGGGCCTGAGCAACACCAGAGACACCCCACCCCCTCGTGAGCGGACTCCGAGGGGGTGGGGGCTACACCCCTTTCCCGAGTCCGCAGAGTCCGCAAATTGCTAGGAGTCCGCACAATGGCTTTTTCCCTTGACGACATTCGTAACGCCGCGAAGAAGAAGTTTGGTAGCGCCGAGTTCGAGATTGACGGCCAGACGTTCAACCTTCGCAACGCCCTGAAGCTCTCCGACGAGGAGCGCGACAGCCTCTTCTCCAAGGACGAGAAGAACGTGGATGAGGACGGCGAGCCGGTCCGTGAGACCACCGCCGAGACGCGGGCTTCGCTGGAGCACCAGATCCGCACCCTGTCGGACCGTAAGGATCTTGCCGACCGACTGCTTGAGGAGATCGGTGGCGACCTTACCGAGCTGGCACAGGTGATGGCGCACTGGACGGAGGAGACCCAGGCGGGGGAAGCCTGAGTCTCGCGTCTCTGATCAACAAGTACGGAGAGGGGCTTCTCGTTGACCTCCGTCGCTTTTACGGGATTGATCTCGTAGCGACGATTGAAGGTCACGGGGAGCCCCCTTCTCTTGTTTTGCAGTACATCGCGGGACTGCCCGACACCTCTCTTACGCACGCCATGGAACTTGGCGGCAAGGAGCATTACGGCTGGGGATACGACCGCTATATCGCCGCCGACCTGCACGACCTCCTCTCCATTCTCGTCGCTAAGACGATCCATTGGAAGAAGGAGCCGAAGTTCCCCCACATCGAGCGCCCGAAGGTTAAGCGCCTGAGCGAGGAAAGTAAGAAGCCTCGCTCCCTTTCGCAGATCTACAGCCTGTTCGCTGCGCAGGCTCCCGTCATCAAATAGCAAAGTAGGTGACACATGCCTGAAGGCGCAACGATTATCGGTCGGGTTGCCGTAAAGGTAATCCCCGATACCTCAGACTTTCGTGACGACGCCAAGAAGGCGCTCGATCGTGCCGAGAAGTCCATGCGGCCCGTCAAGATCGACTTCGAAGCGAACGTCGATCAGGCTGTGCGTGAGGTGCACGACGCCCTCGTAGAGGCGGAGCGGGTGGCGCGAGACGCCATCAACATTCAGCTCAACGTCACCGAGGAAGAGAAGCGCAAGCTCAAGCGCGCTATCGAGAACATCGACGCTGAGATCACGGTCGGTCTCAACGAGGCGGGGCTTCGCACTACGCAGGCCCGCCTTGCCACCGTCTCCCGCACTCGCATCGCAGACATCGTGGCGAACGTCCGACAGGACAGCATCGCTAAGGCAGAGGCCACTCTCGCTGCCCTCTCTGGCGGACGAGCCATCCGTGGCGTCGCCACAGATTTCGCGGACTGGATCGGCAACCTCGACCGGGCCGTACCGAAGATGGCTGCGGTAAGCCTCGGAGTGCTTAACCTCTCCAGCTACCTGCTCACCGCCACCAGCAACGTACTCACGTTCGGCGCATCCTTCGCCTCCATCGCCGGAGTGGCACTAGCCCTCCCCGGCATCTTCGGTGGACTGGCGATCGGTGCGGGCGCGACCATCGCGGTGCTGAAGGACTTCAATGACGTCCTGCCTGAGGTCGGAGAGCGCTTCCGCAACCTCCAGGACTCGATGTCTCAGGGCTTCTGGGACAAGGCTGAAGAGCCCTTCCGCAACTTCATCGACGACACCTTCCCCCAGTTCGCTCGCGGCATGGAGGACACCTCCAAGAGCCTCGGAACCTTCTTCGGCAATTTCGCAGACAGTGCTAACGGCATTCTTGGCGGATCACTCCAGGGAATGTTCGACGACCTGGCTAAGTCGATCGTCGTCTCCTCCAGGTACACAGATTCCTTTGTTGGCGTTATCGAAAAGCTCGGAGAGGTTGGAGCGGGATATCTCCCCCGCCTTGCCGAGTGGTTCGGAAACATCACCCAGGACTTCGATGGGTGGCTTGCTAAGCAGGGCCCCGAGGGTCTGACGAACTTCATCGACCAGGGCGTTACCGCCCTCAAGGATCTCGGTGGCGTTATCTCTGCCACGGGCTCCACCTTCGCCGGTCTGGCGCGTGCTGCGGAGGCTGGTGGCGGAGCCACTCTCTCCACGATGCGCGAGACGATGGAGGGTGTCGCTGAGGTAGTCAACGGCGTGCAGTTCCAGGACCGCATGAGCGCTGTTTTCTATGCAGCACACGAAGGAATGTCGCTCGTTGCCGAGCGAAGTGGGCCTGAGTTCCAGTCCTTCATGAAGCGTCTCGGACGCACGATGGAGACGGTACTTCCTTCGGCGGGGCGGGCTTTCGGGGACGCCCTCGGAACGATCTTCGACGCTCTCGACCAGCCGCAGATTCAGCGCTCTGTAGAGGGCTTGTTCGGCAACATCGAGAAGGCTGTCACCAACCTCTCTCCCTCGATGGCCCCACTTGCTGTGGGGCTCGCGGGCGTTGTTGATGTGGTGGGTGCGCTCACCGTCAGCATCTCCAAGTCTCTCGCTCCGGCGTTCGAGACTGCGGGCAACATCGCGGCAGACCTCGCCCCCAAGATCATTCCACTGGTAGACCAGTTGGGGCAGTTGCTCACGAGCGCTATCTCCATCTCTGGCCCCGCCCTGGAGTCGTTCGGCGGCATCCTCGGAGGCGTAGCCGACACCCTTACCGGGCTGCTCACTCCCATCAACGCGATGATCAACGGGATACGCGACTTGGGTGGTGGCGCTGAAGGCGCTCTCGGCCCCCTCGGAGGCATCGGTCTCACCGTCGCTGCGGCCTCGTTCCTCGGTCCCGCGATCGTAAGCAAGCTCGCCACCTTCACCGGCTCCATGCGCAACGTCACTACGCAGACCATCGCCTCCAGCACCGGCCTCAACGGCGCTGCTACGGGCGCTAGCCGCCTCACGGGAGCGCTCAAGAAGCTCGGTAGCAACGGTGGTCTGATGGCTGGCGGTCTCGCTGGTCTGGCGCTGAGTTCATCCATCGCCGATGACCAACTGCGAACGCTCGGGCTCACCGCATCTGGCGCGCTCATGGGCTTCGCTATGGGCAGCCCCATCACGGCAGCCATTGGCGCCGGGGCAGGTGCGCTCGCTGGGATCTCGCAGGCCGGGGCTGACGCCGAGAGGATTTTTGGAGAACTCGACCAGACGCTCAGTAGCACTACCGCCTCCTTCGAGGAGAAGTTCGACGCTATCGGCAAGGCGCGGTCCGAGTTCGATAAGGGCTGGGACGTTAGCGGCTACCAGCTCGACACCTTCGGGGGGCGCGCGGCCTACGCCGTCAACAACCCGATCAAGTCTCTTAAGCTCGGTCTCGACCAGCTCAAGAGCGGCCTCTCCGGCGACGGGTGGACGAACAACGGACTCACCCAGGCGGAGGAAGACTTCGCCCGGATGGAGCGAGTGCTCGCCGTCCAGGAGGAGTCGTGGAAGCGCTACAGCGGCACCATCGCTGACGCCGCCCGCTCTGCTGGCATCGAGATCCCGAAGGTGGGGGCCTCGCTCCAGGAGGTAGAGGCGGCAGCCGCTTCGCTCGACCCGATCCTTCGTGAGATCGGTTCTTCCATGACGGAGCTGGACGCGCTTAGCCGTATCGCCAACAGCGACAACCTGATGTTCATGGGTGGTGACGCCACTGCTCAGATCGCTGCCGACAGGCTGCGAGAGCTGAACGGCGAGATCGAGAAGTACACCGCTGGCACGCGATCCGTTGCGGGGCGCACCGAAGAGGTGGGCGCGGCACTCGACAACCTCGGGTGGGAAGCGAACTACACCAAGGGTGAACTCGACGCTCTCAACCAGTCGCTCACCGACCTCTTCACTCCCGGGCTCGACGCCCGCGAGGCGCTGCGTGGCTACTACGACGCCCTAGAGGCCCTCCGCAACACAGACGCCTCCCAGGGCTTCGATATCTCCGCAGGCTCGATCGGACGAGACGCCAGCGCCAATGCTGACGCCTACCTCCAGTCCCTCCTTCAGGTCGTCCAGACCCAGGGCGAGCTTGGGGCCAGCAGTGAAGACCTGCGTGGCATCATCGGTCGTTCCCGTCAGGCGTTCATCGACAACGCGGTAGCGGCTGGCTTCAGCGCTACCGAGGCTGCCGCTTACGCCGACACCATCAACCTCACTCCCGAACTCGTTGCGACGGTGTTCGAGGAGTCGGGCCTTGACGGCATCAGCGACAAGATCCGTGGCGTTGGCGACCAGGCGATCAGCCTTCAGAACCTCCGCCCGAACCTCGGTGGAGTTGCCAAGAGCGCCGCCGCCACCCTCAACCCCCTCGTCAAGTATGTGCGAGACATCGGGGCCAAGTCGGGCAAGGGTCTTACTACCGGACTGACCAACAACTCGTCAGCTTCTGGCGCGTCGAGTCGGCTTCAGTCGGGCGTTAACGGCCTGAGCGGAATTATGTACAGCGCTGGTTCCAAGATGGGATCTCAGCTGTCGGCCGGTATGGCTGCGGGCATTCAGGCATCCGCCAGGGCCGCTGCGAGCGCAGCAGCAACAATGGCCGCGTCTGCGGCATCTGCCGCTAGGGCTGCTCTCGGTATCGCCTCACCCTCTCGCGTGATGAAGGTCGTGGGTGGGTTCTTCGCTCAGGGCATGGAGGTCGGCATCAAGGCCAAGACGGCTAACGTCGTCAAGGCCGTCACCGAGATGTCCGCTTCCATCATCGCCGCTGCCGAAAAGACGTTGGGCAACTCCAGCTACGTCGGTGGCTTCATGTCGCAGGTGCAGAACGTCTGGAAGGATCTCGGGGAGAAGTTCTCCGGTTCCTACCGGAACAAGCAGCTTTCCAACATGTTTGGCGACGACCTCGGCAACCTCAGCACGGCTACCAAGCTCGCTGAGGCGATGGCTGAGCAGCTCACCGATGCTCGCCAGGAACTCGCTTCCCTCACCTCGGAGGTCGAGAACTTCCGCGAGTCGATCGTCGATGGCTACACCAGCATGGCTAACCCCGTGTCCGGTGGCGCTAAGACCTTCGACGGCATCATCAAGGGAATGCAGCAGGCGAGGGACCGGGCAACCGAGTTCACCGCTTCGATGCAGCAGCTCCAGAAGATGGGGCTCGACAACACCACGCTGGAGCAGCTTGCTGCCGCAGGCCCAGAGGCCGGTCTAGCGACCGTACGCGCCCTTCTCCAGGGCGGACAGGCGGGTCTTGCACAGGTGGCCGCACTCCAGCAGCAGATCGCCTCACAGGGCGCTCAGTTCGCTGCCAGTGCAGGCGACCAGGTGTACGGCCCCGCGCTGGTTGCTGCGCAGAACGGCGTCAAGCAGTTGACCGCCTCGCTGGGAACTCTCCAGACGCAGATCGTCAACTACGCCAACGCGCTGCTCAACGCCATGAACACCCAGCTTGCCTCCAGCACCATCACGGCGGCACTGGCGAACATCAAGGGCGCTAACCAGTTGCTCCAGGCGGTGCAGGCGGCTCAGGCCACGTCCAGCACGGTCGCCGCTAGTGCCAACACGATGGCTGCCGCTCGCGCCAACAGCGCAGGCGTAGCCAGTTCCTCGGGCGGCACGACGATCAACAACCGCACGCTCGTCTACAACGCTGCCCCCGGGCAGTCCATCTCCTCCGAAGAGGATCTCTTCGCTGCTATCGGGAAGGCATTCTGATCATGACGGTCTACGTCACAGTAGAGAACGCCACCGAGGCGTTGAGCCTCCACGAGATCTCCGAAGAGGGACAGGGGGTCGAGGCCATCGCGGGAGCGCTTGGCTTCGGCCTCCCCTCGGTCTCCCTGCAGTTCTTCGAGGGAGCAGGAGATGGTGGGCGACTTCGGTCGCGTCGGGTGGAGATGCGGGATATCGAACTCCCCCTCCACGTGTACGCACCTAGCCGTCCCGAGCTGCGCGACAAGGTGAACCAGATCGCTCGCGTCTTCGCTGGCGAGATGACTCTCAAGGTGCACGACACCGACACGGAGTCCTATGTGTGGACCAAGGTGATCCGCGCTGGTGGTGGTGAGTTCTCCTACGGCGAAGACACCGTAGGGCTCTACGAGTGGTCCTCCACGGTCATCCTCCGCGCTGGAGACCCTTACTGGTACCACGCAACCGAGACGGTGGAACAGGCTGGCGATCCCGGCCTCTTCATCGTCAACAACGAGGGCAGCGCAGACACCTACCAGACGTGGGAGTTTCGAGGCCCCGCCAATCGGATCTACGTCGAAGACGACGAAGGCCACTCCTTCGAGTGGGAAGGCGAGCTGGCCGTAGAGGACACCCTCTACGTCGACTCCTCCACTGGAGCCGTCTACGACCAGACCGGCAGTAGCCGTTACGACGGCATGGGCACCGCTCCCGAACTAGGAACACTTCCCCCGGGACAGCACCTCTTCGAGGTGGAGGTTGACGAGGTGGAGCCGTGGGAGAAGCGCAACTACATGCTCAACCCGAACCTCACCGACGCGCTCGACTGGATCGGCTCGAACTACACCCACTCCCCCGGGTCGATCCTCGTGGGCTTCGACAGCCCCACGCCCTCTCTGCGCACTACTGGTAACGCCATTGGCTACGCCGCAGTGCCGGAGGCTGGCGAGGTGACAGTGGGCCTCGACCTGAACATCTCGCGTGACGCTAACCCCTCGTGGCCGGTGCAGGTGCGTGTCTCTGCTGGCGACAGTTCGTGGTTCTACACGTTCGTCACCAAGGGGCAGCAGCAGTTCCGTGCTCGCGTGGTCGTGCCGGAGGGTGAAGAGGTAGTCACCATCACCGTCACGGGTGGGCGTGCCTTCAATGGTCGTATTGCTACTGCCACCATCTCTAAGCCCTTCGTGGGTGGTGGCTCTGCGTTCTTCTCGGGCGACGACGCCAACGATGCCTACTACTCCTATGAGTGGACGGGCGAGCCCAACAACTCCGTCTCTATCGCTACGCCGCTGGGAATCCCTGAGCGGCCCGATCTCATTCGCTGCCGCTGGACGGTGCGGGACTGGCTGGTGATCTAGTTGTCCTTCATCTCCTACCCGCGAGACACGCTCTCGCCAGCAGCCAACTACACGGTCGAGGTTCGCAACCTGAGCCTCGGCCGTGTGGGTGTGATCGAAGCGCAGGTGATGGACTTCGAGGTAACCCTCGTTCGTAACGGGATTGGCACGTGGCTGGTGCGACTTCCCAGGGATCACCCGATGGTGCCGCAGTTGCTCAACCCCGGCTCCGGCATCTGCATTACCGACCGCTTCGGAGTGGTTATTTCGGGCCCCACGGACAAGCCCACCACTTCGGCAAGCACCGACTCTCCTAGCACGGTCGAGTTTAACGGCAAGTCGGACGAGATCCACCTCTTCGACCGCCTCGCCTACCCCGACCCCAGCACGGACGACACCGAGCACCAGGGCAGCGAGTACGACTCCCGCACGGGGCCTATCGAGCACGTGCTTCACGGCTTCGCAATGGCGAACTGTGGCCCCACCGCTCCACTGGCTCGTCGGGTCAATCGCCTGGCACAGAGCACCAACCGCCTGCGCGGCCCGGTGGTCACCAAGACAGCACGCTTCGACAACCTCGGAGATCTGCTGGCAGAGGTGGCCGCTGGAGAGTTCTCGTTCCAGCTCGTGCAGCGTGGCGACCACCTGTCCTTCGAGGTGGAGCAGGTGCGAGACCGCACCGCAGAGGTGCGTCTGACGATCGGCCGGGGCCTGGACGGCTACCGCGTATCGGTGGGCGCTCCAACGGCCACACACGCGATCGTGGGGGCCAAGGAAGAGTCGCTAGACCGCCTGTGGACCACAGTCACCACCGAGGACTCCGTGGCCGCTAGCGAGGCGTGGGGACGGCGCGTAGAGCGCTTCGTTGATCAGGCTTACGTACTTGACGAGGAAGAGTTCACCAAGTCGGCTATCGACCTCCTCGCCTCCGAGGGCGTGGCGCAGGTGAGTGCGGAGATCACGGTCAACGACGACTCCGCCTTTCTCTTCGGCCGCGACTGGGGCATGGGCGACAAGGTGACGGTCGTGGTGGACGGACAGGAACTCGTCTCCATCGTCTCCGGTCGCTCGCTGCGCGTCAGCTCTCAGGGAGTGCGTCACGGTGTGGTGCTTGGCGATCCTGCTGGCTTCAACGCCATGTCCGCCATGCGTCGCCGCGTAAAGGGGTTGGAGACCCGACTCTCCGCCATTGAGCGGCACTACGCCGTGAAGACCCGCATGACCTACGCGGACCTGAATCCGCTCATCACTTACTCGAACATCAACCCTCTGATCACCTACAGCGACTTGACGTAGGGCGGGAGACGTTATGCCTGGAACAACAGAAGACTTTGACATTCCCTACGTCGAGGATTCCGATCCCGTAAAGGACGGCGCTGCACACACCCGCGCACTTGCCGACCGACTGGAGGCCCTCTTCGGGGCCGTGCCGATTATCGAGACGGGCACTGCCACTATCGACATTACTGGCGGCCTCTCGGGAACGGTGAACATTCCCTTCACCAAGACCTTCACCTCTCCCCCGATCGTGCAGGCTACGGCCTTCAGTGGCGGAGGGTATTGGGTGGTGGTTGGTGGAACGACCAGCACTGTCCACACCACGATTGGCGTCCGTCAGAAAGATAACGTGGTGTCTACCGATTCCATCGCTATCCGTTGGACGGCCATCGGGACATGACCGCGTTGGTAGCCGCACTCTCTATCGCCACCGCCATTCAGGCTCACGCCGGATGGATCACGGCGGTAGGGGCTGCGGTGATCATGCTGGCGGGGCTGTTCGTCTGGATCAAGAAGAAGGTCCGCGAGCCGATACAGAACTTCAACCGAGGTTTGGTGGCGCTCGTAGGTCGAGAGGCCGTCATCGATCCGGCCACCGGCATGTCGCTAGCGCCGCCCATCCCCGGACTCGGAGTACGTCTGGCCCACATCGAAGAGGTGATGAGTCAGCTCGCGGTGAACGACCAGCGCACCACGCAGGTGTTCGCCCAGATGGAGACCATTCACGGTCGTCTCAACACGCTGCAAGAGCAGATCGTCAACCACATGACGGACTCGGAGTCCGAGCGGCAGTCTCGCTTGGCTGAGCAGACGGCCATGTGGCGGGCTATCGAAGCGGTAGCGGGCGCTCCTGCCACCCCGCCCCTCGCGGCCCCGTAGAACGCATCCTCGCAAGCCTGAGGGCATGTGTAGAGCCTTGCTTACCCCACACTAGGAGAGTGTAGAGTGAAGAACGTACTAGCGATCGTCGACAAGCTCACCCCGGCCCAGCGGAAGTACCTCTACCGCGTGGCACTGGCACTGACGGCAGTGCTCGTCGGCTACGGCCTACTCACTGGAGAGCTGGCCCTGCTGTGGGTAGGAGTGTTCTCGGCGGTGCTCGGTGTTGCCGATCGCAACGTGAGCCCCGGCCCCCACGACGAGTAGGTAGCAGCAACAAGAAGCCCCCACCATCCTTCGGGACGGTGGGGGCGTTTCTTGCGTCGAGAGTGGTGGCGTCACACCCTCTACGACCGCTGCCCCTGTTGCCTCGTGCGAGCTGACCCGCTGACTCCTTGAACATGTCAGACACGTGCTTGTAGCCCCCGAAGCGCTCGCGGAGCCATAGGATCTCCGAACGACAACGTCGAATTTGGGAGAGCGCTTGAAGGGCCTAATCGCCGGTACGAACAAGTCCGTCGCGCTCTACTCGGCATGCGGTCTGGCGGTAGGCGTTCTTCTGCTGTGGCTCGCGGCGCGGGATGGGGCGTACTCGTTGAACCCGACATGGCAGTCGGTCTTCTCCAACATGGGTGGCGTTGTCGTCGCGACAACGCTTATCTCAGCCGCCTGGGAGTTGTTTGGCAAACGATCCCTCGCCTCGGAGGTGATGGCTATGGCGAATCTCGGCGCAGACATACAGAAGTCGGGGATCCAGCACGTTACTGACGCCTATCTTGACACTGTGCCGTGGGACGACCTCATGACTGGCGCAACCAAAGTCGATATCGTCGTCGCCTACGCAAGCACCTGGCGCAACGCGCATTGGAGTCGTCTTGAGCAACTGGCAGCTAACCCGAAAGCCCAGATAAGAGTTTTTCTGCCCGACCCTGGAGACCCCCAGACCATGCGTCTACTTAGTGAGAGGTTTGGGAAGAAGCCGCCCGAGGTCCGGACAAAAGTAGAGGAAGCAATCTCGGAGTTCGGTCGACTTCGTGGTACCGGCGGCGCAGATCTAAGCATCCATGTTCGAAAAGGAGACCTTGTCTTTAGCTGCTATCGGTTCGATGGGCAAGCAGTTCTCACACTTTACTCACACTCGCGTGAGCGCCGTTCAAACGTGCCCACATTTGTCGTAAAGACCGGAAGTCTTTGGCAGTTTGTTCACGACGAGATAGAGGTCATTGCGGCGCAAAGTGCCGTTGCATTGCCCTCCCCGCCACGTGGGGCACCGGAATGAACCGCCAGATCCTCATTTCAAATGCTGACATCGACGCCGAAACTTTTGATGAAGTCGTTGACTCCGGCAGGGTCGCGTGGGACATAGAGACGTCCGGCTTGAACTGGCGGCAAAACCAGATTGGCACCTGTCAGATCGCCTACCGGGAAAAAGTACATGTCATACTTCTTGACCGAGGCGAAGTTCCCGAACGTCTGAGTAAACTTCTACAATTTCCCGACGTGCAGAAGATTTTCCATCACGCGCCATTTGACCTTCGATTCATGACCTATCAGTGGTCGGTAAGACCGCACAACTTGGGCTGCACTAAGATCGCTTCCAAGATCCTGTCGCCAACCCTCGCGCATCACGAGCATAGTCTCAGTCCCGTGCTTAAACGCCACCTGGGCGTCGACATATCCAAGAATGAACAGCGGTCCGACTGGCTATCCACCACCCTCACGGATTCGCAGGTAGCGTACGCCGCGGACGATGTCAGCTATCTTCTCGATTTAGTGGACGTACTCCAAGAAGAGGTGGTACGGAAACGACGGCAGGAGTCACTATTTGCCTCGTGGGAGTACCTACCCCACCGAGTGCAGCTGGACATCGCCGGAGCGGGCGACGTGTTCTGTTACTGAGCAGCCACGGGCCGCTCGAACGATTTCCCTCTTGGGCAGAGGAGGTCTCAATGACCCCCAAGGACCACCATCCGCTACTCAGATGAGCGCTTCTGAGCTTCGATCTCAGCCAGGGTAGTTAACTTCATGCGCGACCTCCGCGGCCGTGACTGCGAATCTCCGCCATCATCCCGACCCTTGCTCTTCTCCGCCTGCAAGGCGCTGCCTTCAGTGTGACAGTTTCGCGAGGACCGTTCCATGATATCGCGCAGAGGCGCCGCATGAGTCATGCATAGGTCGACCTCGTGCGTGACGCGGTCGGCAGTGATCCTGAAGAATTCGGCAGGCGTGCGCCCGCACATGTCGCAGGATCGGGTCACTACTCGGCGCGAGACCAACTTGGAGCCTCCTTCGTGACGGACGGTGGGACCGACCGCCCATGGTGCAATACTCTAGACATAGGTCGGCAGGCGGGCGTCACCTCGACGCACCGCAGACATCTCGGAGGACGGGTGTCGTGGGAAAAATTCAAGATGAGACCGAAGTTCGTCGGTGGTTTGAGCAGGGCAAGACCTACCGCTGGATGACGGAAGAATATGCGCGTCGATACAATATCCAGATCTCACCATCCGCGTTCTCGAACCTTCGGATCAAGCGAGGGTGGGAGCCCCGATATGTCTGGGAAGGCGAACTGATTCCTTGGGACGTTGCCACCAAGCACTCACGGGCTCACGCTAACAACATGCTTCGAGCAGAGCGGAGACGCAGGGCCGGGCACGAACTGACCACCATCGTGCAGGCGCAACTGGACACGTGGAAACGAGGCCTAGCCGACGTCGACGGAGTTGTTCACTACGACCCTGAGACCGAGCAGGGCTTCTTCATAGTGGCACGCCGTGAGGGCATTGATGCCGACCTGGTCAGAGATCCCAAACATCGCGATTGATTCAACCTCTTATCGCCCACCAAAATCTCAGTTCCCTGGGTCGCGTCCCCTAAGTGCTTCGACTTCAGCCTCCAGTTGCCGAACCCGAGTTTCGAGCTGAGAGCGTGTTGGCCGGGAGGCGGCGCCGGACGGTTTGGGCGATTTGACCTCGACCGGCCCGAGGGGCAGCGCGTCGACGACGGTAGCCGGATAGAGGCCGCACTCGTCGCAAGTCGTGCCACCACCGAACGCATCGGAGGCTGACCTGTACGTCTTGTGAGAACGCCGCTCCGTGACGTGCCCGCAGAAGAGCCGGAGCTTCCAGCGAACCAGGTCGTGGTCCGGCGTCGGCTTGGTTCGCTCTCGTTGGAGCGATTCTAAGACGTCCGGGGATAGAGGCGGCATCGGGCAACATTTCACGCAATGCAGAGTGAGTGAACTTGCCATGTGGAACGTCGCCGTTTTGCAACTTTGGTGCAAGGAATCGAAACGCGCTCTCTCACCTTCCCACACTCGAAGTTCGTTGAGTGTCATGTGCATAGTTCCCTTGAACTCCCAAGGTTCGGGATCCTGATAGGGCAGCAGGCATCCTGGGCAAGGAGCGCCGTCGCGATAGGACTGCCAAGAAAGGGGCGGCTCCGTACATCGAACCGATGCGGTTATGCGCTCCGACTCTCTCTGTCTCGCGACCGCTACTTTTGTGAGAGTAAAGGGCGCATCCCAGTTGCCTATGCCACGGTACGTCGTTTCACTCGTCATGCCCTGCATGCTAGACGATCAATCGGACCGGCCGACGTAGTTCGAAGTGCCGCAACAGCGCAACGCAGACAATGGACAGGTCGGGATTGAATACAGCGCCCAGTTCGGTAGCAGCCAGGACCACTTGCCGCACGTTCACTTCCTTCAGACCCCGGAACTCTGGCTCGGCCTGTTCAGAATAGTCCAGCTTCTTTCCCTTCTCGAAGAAGTCAGGTCTCGGTATGCCATGGACTCGGGGAGGCATAGAGTTCCGGGGTGACTAGACTGAAAGGAGAGCGGTCGCTCTCCACAGATGTGGTACTTGCGATGGCTGGCGGCGTGGTACTCGTTGGGTTGGCGATATACGCGACCGGCGTGATCTCCACGGGCGCAGCTCGTCCGTGGCTTAGCAAGGATCCTGTCCACTGGGGCGATGCGTCGCGAGTAGCTGTGCCAGCCGCTGCCTTGGTCGTGGGGCTCGTGGCAGCTGTGGTCGCTGGGCACGGACAGGCCACTCGCACGAGGGAACTGGCGGCCAGCCGTGACGCGAACGTGACCGATCGATACACCAAGGCCGTCGAGCAGTTGGCCGCCGAGAGTGAAACTATCCGTCTTGGCGGAATCTATGCCCTCGAACGTATCTACGCCGACTCTCCTCGTGACCGGGATACTATTGGCAATCTCCTGATGACCTTCGTGTCAGCCGCCAACCGAAACCACGCATTGAAATCTCGTTGGCGGGTGCGGTTCTGGCCCTCGGGTCTTTTGAGGTCCGGAAGACGACGAGTCCGGACGGCGGCGCGGTCGCTTACTCGTCTCCGGTTCTCTCAAACAGAGGCGCCAACTTATGAACTGCCAGCGAAGCGGGCTCCAGCCGACGTGGCTGGAGCCATGCAGGTACTTGGTCGCCTGTCCCCAAAGCCGCAAACTTCGATCAGTTTCGCTGGGCACAGCGTCGGAGAAGTAGAGATCTCGGGCGCTGATTTCCGGGGTGTCGAGTTTTGGTCAGCAGATTTTAGTCACTCGACGTTCTCGGGCGTCGATTTTCGAAGGGCCAAGTTCAACTTTTCCGACTTGAAGTTTGCTAAGTTTGTTGGTTGTGACCTGCGGGGCGTCACCTTCGAGTTGGCGGACCTGCGCAGCGCAACATTCATGCAGTGCGAAATGGCAGGATCGGACTTTTGGGCGGCAAACTTGACTTCAGCCGCACTTCCGATGGTGGACCTGACGGACGTCAACCTGTCTGGCGCGGTCATGAGGAAGACTGGCGTTGATCCTGAACAAATGCTCACCGCCAACTGGGCCACGGAGCCATACGTTGAAGAGGACTATCTTCTAGAGGCCGTGGCAGAACGGACTGCACAGCTCAATGCAGTCGCGGACTACCCGGTTAGTCCATTCGATAACGGACCCAATCGCTGGCTGGATCGGTAAGTTCGGCAGCGACACTACGCCACCGTGCAGGTGACTGCATGGCAATTCTTGATCACGCGCATCTCGAAACCCGTCTGACTAAATCCACAATGCCATCGCCCGCTTAGATGAATCAAGTGAGATAGGTGTGCAGAGGAACGGCGATGCATCGTCACAGCCGCGACGGTCACACGGACTGCGGTGCTGCTCCTTGGCAGTCAGGAGCGAAGGTAGCGGTGTCACGAGGAGGCGGGGGAGCGCGCGGCGCCGGAGTCCTTGCCCAGTTCAACGATCGCCACTAGGGCCTCCTGGCGGCGTGGAGCGTGTTCCCTGTGTGGCTCTACCGAGAGAGAACGGGAACGGTCATGGGCCATTGCGGCTAGGGGTCGAGGGAAAAGGGCGCGTTGCCGTCACCGTCGGACTACGGTGCCACTGTGACTGCTCACCATGAAGAAGCGCCTGAGACCTACACGGAACTAGAAAAGTTCCGACAAGCCGTGGACACCGTGCTCGAAGAGCGCTCGGTTTCTCCGACAGTGCGTTTGTTGCTCAATGTTCACCACTTTGCTTGGAAGCACCTACTCGACCCTGCCAATGAATCTCAGCCTTTGGCGGGCGTCCTGCTCGATTATGCAAGGAACAATGTGTTCGCGTTTGGGATCGATGAGTTTCCGACTGAGGACGAACATGCGTGGGCCTCAGACGTGCAGATCCTGCACTGGCTGGAGGATCGGACAAGCAACGTGCTGAATCTCGCTCGGCACTGGCTTGATTTTCCCACCAGTCACAAGCCGGGCGAGGCTGAGCGGAGAAATCTTGCGTTTGAGAGGACGCACGTAGCCAGATTCGATGACCTGCACCGACACATCCACGACGTTCGGCTCTTAACCGAGTTAGAGCGGCGTGGCGCGTCGACCTTAGAGGCGGCACAGACAGTAGCGCTCAGGGTCGAACAGGACCGCGTCGCGCTAGAGCAACTGAAGCAAGAGATCAGGGAACTAACGAGTCGCAAAGCCCAAGCCGAACTGTCCGGTCACTTCGAGAAGTTGGCACGAGAACAGGGAGTCGCAAGCTGGTTGTTCCGCGCTGGCGCGTCTGTCCTCGCGATTACTGCCGGGGTTGTCGGCGTGAGACTGGGTCCAGGCACCACCGGTTGGGGTGACGCCCTTGCGCACGCTGCGATTGTTCTGGCTATCGGAGGGCTGTCGGCGTACGTGGCTCGACTCGGTTCCTCCCACCGACTCACAGCGGACTGGGCCCGTTCCATCAAGGTTCAAATGGACTCGTTCGAAGACTTCATTGCCACCATTGACGACTCCGCCACTCGTCAGCGAATTCACGAGGAGTTCGCGCGGCGCGTCCTAGGGGCTCCACCCACTGGATCAGGTGACGAGACGCCTCTTCCGATGGGACAACTGATCGAACTCGTGGCGGCGGCGCGACGTTGAAGCACCGGGTGCGCGTCTGTTCCAGTCAGCCGGACCGGACAAGAACGCCAAACTATCCCTCGACCAAGACCCGTCAGTCTTGCCGCCTAGAGGCCCCTCAGGCTCGCTACGAGCGGCGCTGAGATGGCTGCGGGGCGGAATCCAGAGGACCGGCGGTACTGGCGCACCCAGCGCCGCCTAGAACGGAGGCGTGGCTGACCAGTCGGGGGTGACGATCGCAGCCTCTGCATCCTCGGGCGTCATGCCGGGACGGATAGGGATGACGTAGGTCGCTCCGTCGTCCATGAGGAACAGGTCTGGGACACTCTCGCTCCACTCACTCGCCCAAGCCGCCAGCTCGGACCTGAAGTCTTCCTCGTCGCAGGCGACCGACAGGCCATTTGACGAGTGCCGGATCCGTCCATGCGTCTCGTCGGCAGCGAAGACATCGACTGCAACGTCGGTCGTCTCTTCCATCGCCGTGCCCACGTATGAAATGAACTGCGCGTCGGGCCATCGAGCGAGGACGAGTTCGCGAAACGCTCGCGAGTCGCTGACCGGCAGTGCGTTCCCGCTGAGCGCAGTCACGATCACACTCATGGCATGACCACCACTTCCCAGTCAGCTCGGTCACCAATTGCCTCGGTAGCAAACTGACGCACACGCTCTGCGGCAAGCTCGCTCGTAGTTGGGATCCGAATCCTATCTACCGGGTTGCCCGCATCGGCCGCCACATCGCCGTATCGGCGCAACTGGTCCCGTAGGTCTCGGTCGGCCTGTTCCTGCACGTGGGGTACTGGCATCGTCCCCTCATGGACTGAAGTGGCGTTGCCAGGGTTGTTCACGTACTTCATCTCCAAGGCGACCACACCGTCAGCGTCGATGCCGAGCCCGTCGGCTTGCACTGTCGAGGTGCCGTCTGAGTTAGAGATCAAGACACCCTGCGTGCCACCGCCACGGCGCTCGTAGGCGATAGAAGCCTCGGTCCCCATGTCGGCCACGCCGCGGCTTGGGTGGTTCTCCATGAAGTACACCCACCGCTGTGTCGCCTCGGCTGACCAGTGAGTCGGCGGCGGGATCGCGTCAGCGTGCATTCCGATCGTGTAGACGGCAGCGTGCGACAACGCGCCTGGTTCACGCATCGAGATCCCGGCGAGCCCGGCAAAGTTGCGAGCAGCTAGGCCGGTCTCCGCGAGTTGAGTTGCAAGCTGAGGAGTACCAAAGCGGGTTCGTCGCCACGGAAGGCTGGCAAGTAACGGAGCGCGAGTGGTCCCAACGCCGGGATTCCAGAAGCCGACGAGGATGGAGGCGAAGAGGTAGTTCTCGTCTTGCTCGACGCCGAAGTGAGCCTCCAAGCGATCGAGGTCGTTGTTCGGACGGAAAACGTCGGGATTGCCACCCATCAACATGGCGGTGTCACCTACGGCTCGCAGCGCTCCTGCGGCGAAGCTCAGCAGGTCGCCGCTGTCGCCCCCGATGTCGGGGCGCTGAGCGATCACGTGAGTCTCCCCCAGCGTCATGAACCGGGCCGAGGTGAGCGCTGTGCTCGTAGTGGTCGCTGCGCGGGCAACTTCGTGTCGTGCCGTAGCCAGACGCTCCACGGCGTGGTCCATCTCCGGCGTTGAACTGCCGGGGGCGACGTAGTCGGGTGCATAGGGAGTCGGGACGCTGAGCTGCTGCGGCATCGCCGCCTTCGCCACTCGGTAGAGGGCCCACGCGTTGCTGGCAACCGCCTTGGCAGCCGCCAGCGTGGCGGCGTAGTCAGACAGTGCGATGCTGGCCTCTTGAAAGCGAAGTGCAGCGTCTCTGAACCGGTCGGGCTGGAAGTCGAACAGGTTGCGAAACGCCTGCGCTGCCTCCCCCTCCCAGTCCACCTCGATGTATTCGAGGGCCTGGCGAATGTCGAGAAGCTGCTCAGCCATCCGGTCGGCTTCAGCCGCGGCCTGTTCGATTACCTCGGGCTGCCCGACCACCAGCTCCTCCGGCGTCAGCCCAGCGTCGAGATCAGCCCGCGACGACTCCGGGGTCAC